GTTGGACTGATGGCAATCTTTGCAGGAGCCACAACTGCGATTGCAATAATGGGGATTGTCCTTGAGATAGGAAAATTGGTATGTGCTTCATGGACATTTCAAAATTGGAAAACAAGTCCTTTTACAATAAGGTCTTATTTCATTGTAGCAGTAGTTGTTTTGATGCTGATAACCTCTCTAGGTATATTTGGGTTTTTATCACGAGCGCATATTACACAATCTAGTCCTACTGCATTATTGGTAGAACGGATAGAAAGAATAAACCTCAAGGTAAATCAACGACAAACACAGATAAACAGGTATCAAGGGAGATTAGATACTTTAGACCAAGCACTTCAAAGGTACATCGAACTTGGTGCAATCAGTAAAGGATTATCCAAAATTGGTGCAATGGATAATGAAACAAATCTTTTAAAGACGAAAATTTCAACCTTAGAAACAGAAATTGATGGATTGACGGATAAGAAGTATGGATTGAAGACCGAACTAAATCTTGCAGAAGTGGAGGTCGGGCCTATACGTTATGTAGCGAGTATGATTTACGATGATGTAAGTGAATCGCAACTTGAAGAGGCCGTACGTTGGATAATCATACTTCTTATCTTTGTATTTGATCCCCTTGCAGTTGTCTTGGTGATTGCTGCAAATATTTCATTGAGGGATTATCGTAGAGAAAGAAAGATGGCAACCAAAACAGTTACAATAATGCCAGACTTATCAGACAAAGAAATAATAGATAAGGAAAATGTTGCTGAATATTCCGATGATGAAGGAAATGATTTTCGGATTCTCACATGGGATATGTTTAAAAATTTGAAGAAAGGAAAATAATGACAGACGAAGAAAAAGGACAAAAACCACAAAGCTCAACAGACCCTAGCGCAGATTTATTCCAAAGAGGATTTCATGTGTTTATGGGGGATGTAACAATGGAATCAATGAATCCGATAATTAATTGGATTATTGCAGCCAATTTTGCTAAAGAAAAACAACATAAAGAGTTGACTTTGGGGATCTGTTCTCCTGGCGGTGATTTAAATGCTTGTTTTGCATTGCTCGATGTGATGATGGGATCTAAAATTCCAATACGTACAATTGGAATGGGAATGATTGCATCGTGTGGATTGTTAATGTTTATTTCTGGTGCAAAGGGAAAAAGAGTACTTACACCAAATACATCAATTTTATCTCATCAATATTCTTGGGGTAGTTGGGGAAAAGAACATGAATTATTTGCTCGTATTAAAGAGTTTGATTTGACTACAGTACGATTAATGAATCATTACAAAAAATGTACAGGATTAAAGGATGTGGAAATTCGTGAAAAACTTATGCCTGCACATGATGTGTGGTTAGATGCAAAAGAAGCCAAGAAATTGGGATTGTGTGATGTAGTACAAGACATGAAAATGAAATGAAAGGAAAATTATGAGTTATATGAGTGATCTTGCAAAAGCAGCAGGAAATGAATATGGAATGTTAGTTGATGATGGAATTTTTGGTGGAGATGTATCTCAATACATCGATACTGGTTCTTATGTGTTTAATGCACTTTTGTCTGCTTCAATTTATGGAGGACTTCCTGCAAATAAAATAACTGCAATTGCAGGAGAATCTGCCACAGGTAAAACATTTTTCACGTTAGGGTTGGTCAAGCATTTTCTTGATATGAATCCTACTGGTGGATGTATTTACTTTGAATCGGAATCTGCATTGACAAGTGATATGTTGAAAGAACGTGGAATTGATACGACAAGAGTATATCATATGCCAGTCGCAACAGTCGAAGAGTTCCGTCATCAGGCAGTTAAGATTCTTGAAAAACATGGAGAAATAAATGAATCGGAACGGCCACCATTGATGATGTGTCTGGACTCTTTAGGGATGTTGTCAACAATCAAGGAAATGAAAGATATATCAGAAGACAACCAGAAACGAGATATGACAAAGGCTCAAGTAATCAAGGGAACTTTTCGTGTTCTCACATTGATGCTTGCAAAAGTGAATGTTCCATTCATTGTCACTAATCATGTATACGAACAGATTGGTACAATGTATCCAACTAAAGTTATGGGTGGTGGTTCTGCAATGCAATATGCCGCATCTTCAATTGTATTCCTGTCAAAACGAAAAGAAAAAGAAGGAACAGAAGTAATTGGTAATGTAATTCATTGTAAGATGCAGAAATCCCGATTAACAAAAGAAAACAAAAAGGTTGATGTTCTCTTGACATATCGAGATGGATTACATAAGTATTATGGTCTATTGGAAATGGCTGAAGCTGCAGGAATTTTTAAGAAAGTATCGACTCGATTTGAACTGCCAGATGGTTCAAAATTATTCGGCAAACAAATCCTCGCAGATCCAGAAAAATATTTTACAGAAGATATACTGAAACAACTTGACAATTACGCAAAAATAGAGTATACTTATGGTAGAACAAATGAAGATTCCAACGGAGATGACGCCGGAAGAGATCAAGAAGTATTACAGTAAAGTTCCAGATCCAGATGATAAGGAACGCCTTTGTGTCAGAATAGAAAAGGGCCCGTTTGCTGGAATTGATGTTGCATTTGGTCGATTTCAAATGGCAGACAAAGATAATGATGATGGTACTTCTAAGGTCAGGTTTGAATACGACATGATTAAAATTCCACCCGATTTGAAGGACAAGGAATTTTCAGATGAAATGGGAGATGATTTTGAATCTCTCTTAGGGCAAATTTATATTCATGTCCTTAATAAAGAATTAGAAAAACAAAAAGAAGAAAGTGAAGATGGAACGACTAGAAGGTACGATTTTGCGAAACCTGTTATATAATGAAGAGTATGCGAGAAAAACACTTCCATTCTTCAAAGATGAATATTTTACTCAATTTTCAGATAGGGTTGTTTTTCAGGAAATAAGCAAATATTTCAACAAATACTCCAATCCGCCAACAAAAGAGGCGGTTATTATAGAATTGGGTGAACGAAATGATCTTACAGATGAAACTTTTCAATCAACAACGGAACTATTAAAAGAAACAGAAGAAAGTCATGAGAAGAACGAAAAGGATAATCTATCATGGTTATTGGAGCGAAGTGAGAAGTTCTGCCAAGACAAGGCCCTCTATAACGCAATCACAGAGTCAATTGGGATTTTTGATGAGACTAAAGAATCAAGTTTTACAAAAAGTGCTATCCCTACTATCTTATCTGATGCTCTTTCTGTTAGCTTCGATGTTCATATCGGCCATGATTATCTTGATAATTCTATGGAGCGGTTTGAGTTTTATCGTAGAAAAGAAGAGAAAATACCTTTCGATTTAGAATACTTCAACAAGATCACGGCCGGTGGTCTTCCCCGAAAAACGCTCAACATTGCACTTGCTGGTACTGGAATAGGAAAATCCCTGTTTATGTGTCACATGGCAGCAAATTGTCTTTCTGAAAGTTTGAATGTTCTTTACATAACTCTGGAAATGGCAGAAGAAAGAATTGCAGAACGGATTGATGCAAATCTCATGAATGTTACTCTTGATGCACTCAAAGAACTCCCAAAAGAAGTTTATACTAAAAAAATAGATAAACTCAAGAATAAAATCAAGGGAAAATTGATTATCAAGGAGTACCCTACTGCAACTGCATCTGTTAATAACTTTCGTGCGTTGATGAACGAACTGAAGATCAAGAGAGGGTTTATACCAGACATTTTGTTCATGGACTACTTAAACCTTTGTACATCAACAAGATACCAGAATAACATTAGTGCAGGGTCTTATTTTGTGGTCAAAGCAATCGCAGAAGAATTGCGAGGCCTTGCAGTAGAATGGAATATTCCAATAGTATCTGCAACTCAACTGAATCGAACAGGGTTTATGAGTTCGGATGTTGGACTTGAAGATACATCTGAGTCGTTTGGACTTCCTGCAACTGCTGATTTGATGTTTGCGTTAATTTCAACAGAAGAATTAGAGGAACATAATCAAATCAAGGTCAAACAACTCAAGAATCGTTATAATGACCCGATTAAAAATCGGACTTTTGTGGTTGGAATTGATCGTGCTAAAATGAAATTATATGATGTAGAGGAAGAAGCACAAAAAGAGTTGATAACAGAACCAAAAGAAAAGGGAATAAGAACCAAATCAACAATGAGTTGGGACAAGTTCAAGGAAGAAAAGAAGAAATCGGGATTAGAGAAAATAGTGGTGTAGAATACAAATGGTTATAAATATAAAAAGAAACTCATATTTCAAAGAATTAATTTTTTAGAGGATTTAACCCATGTCTAAAGCTCGAGAACTTGCAAATTTAAGGGGTACTCCCACAGATAGTAATATATTACTCCAAAGTACTGCCGGAGATGCAATAACTGGTGGTAGTGGAACTTGCAACATTGCCATGGGATTGAATGCTTTTGGAGCTGCAACCACAGGAGATGACAATATTGCTAT